TAAATTTTTAAATAGGTAATATGAAGTTTACTGTTTATTCTAAAAATGGATGTCCTTATTGCGATAAGGTTAAACAGGTGTTACAGTTATCTAAGTTAGAGCATGTCATTTATAAACTTGATGAGGATTTTGATAGAGCAGGATTTTATTCCCAGTTCGGAAACGGATCTACTTTTCCTCAAGTCGTGGTTAATGACATGCAGCATCTTGGTGGATGCACAGAAACAGTTAAGTATCTTAAGGAGAACCAATTAGTCTGATGAAAAAAGTTGACGACTTTGAAACAGTTTATGACATGATCGAACATGCCATTGAACTTGCGTTTGATGGTAGGATGCAACTTAAATTTTATGAGTTTTTAAAGTATCGTAAAACTAAAAAAGAAGAAGTAGATGCTTTCCTTCATAGTTCTACTGCGAAGGAAATCTCTGATCAATTAATAGAACTCCAAGAATATATCAAAGGAGGTGCTGACAACAACCATAAACAATTACGTGAGGCTTATGGACATATTCCTAAACCTAAAGCACGTAAAATACAAGCATACCTTGCAGGTATTCTTGAAGATGCAGTGAGGTATAGTCATGACAGAAGACCTGGAAGACGAAAAAAAGTCTCTAAATAAAGACACCACGGAGATCAATCGTGGTGTAGAATTACTGTTACGTAGAAGGAGGAAACCCGAAAAACCCAAAACATTTCAGGTAAAATTTGGAAACATGATTAGTTTTTTTAAAAGAGAAATTGTTTTTCACTTTAATTTTTACTTGGATATCCGAAAAAAATAACTCTTGGAGGAGTGCCATGTCTGAAACATTAGTAGTAACATTGACACTTACAACAATTGTGTCTGCACTTGCATTATTAGTGGGAGGTATGATAGGATGGATGGCAAGACAGCATTCATATGAAACTACTCCCCCAGTAGTCTACACTCATCCAGAGATGTTTGACGCAAATGGGAATGTTCTTCCCGATGAAATTTTAGCCCTAAGAATTGAAACACATGACACCGACGAAGAAGACGACGACTAGGAAACCAAGTGTACGAGTTAAATTGCCTCCTAATCCTTTTGTTCATGAAATTCTTGAACTAGTGGACAAGCAAAGGACTAAAGCCAAGAAGATTGAAATCCTCAGAGAGTATGATGATCTTGCTTTGAAGGCAATTCTTATTTGGAATTTTGATCCCACAGCAATTTCAGTTATTCCTGAAGGCCCTGTTCCTTATAAAGAAAATGAGGTTCCTGTAGGTACTGATCATACATCTCTTCGTAGAGAGTGGAAAAATCTTTATCATTTTGTCAAGGGTGGTAATGATCGTTTGAGTGCTATTCGTCGGGAAACGATGTTCATTCAGTTATTGGAGGGTCTTCATCCTGAAGAGGCTAAGATTATATGTTTAGTAAAGGATAAAGATTTAGAAAGTAAGTATAAAATAACTTATGATATGGTACAACAAGCATATCCAGATATTCAATGGGGAGGACGTTCATGACCACAAAAATAGAGAAGAAAGCACAACCACCAAAACAAATTGAAAATAATACGCAACAATATTCTTGTCAGATTGTTTTAGAAAAAACCACAAGGGAAAATGCAGAAGATAGGAATCTTCCTACAGATGCCTTTAATGTTACCTATTTGGTAGATGGAAAAGAACATTTGGATGTTACTCGTTCAGAGAAAATGGTAAATGTTTTTGATATGTATTATGATAAATATGGAGCAGGGTCAGTTAAGTCTATTGAGTATGGTCATGGTACAATAAGACCCAATCTTTGGAATGTTAAATCACCTGAAAGAAAAAAAAGAAAAAGGAGGCCTCGCATCGATGAATGATAAAGAAATAGAACAACAAATCAATGATATTATTGAAGGAGAGATCCAGAATACTATCAATGAATATCTTGAACAACAGGAAGAGAGTAAGGGAGAAGATAGTGCATTAGGATTTGCTAATAATGAGAATGGTCAATTGAATGTTAAGATATCTAAGGATGAAGTTGCTAAACTTGTAAAAGAGTATAAGAAGGCGATGAAGTATAGGAAATCTAATCTTTTTCAAGCATCGCAACTCTTGGTGGATAAGAATGGGAACCAATTGTAAACTGTATCAGGGAATACACATTTACTTGCATATATAGTATACATGTGTTAGTATTAACACAACGTTCATCCCAGAAGGGACGCAAGTAAGCCGACTCGGAACGGATCGTTCATCTCATGGACATACTACTCGCTACTCTCCTTACCTGTGAGGAAGCAAAAGGTATTACTGATAAGGTAGCACCTGCTGATCCTGTGAGAACTGAATTAATTGAGGTTCTTAAAATGAGTACTGAGAAAGGATGTGAATGGGACGCACAAGTTGACTGAAGGAACGGGGCTACAATCCCTACTACTTTGGAGTAACACAATGGCACAAGTCACTTATCGTGGAGTCAAGTACGACTCTGACGAGTACAACGCAAAGGTGCTTGCAGAAGCAGCACAACGCAAAAATCACGATCTAATGTATCGTGGTCTTAAAGTTACCAAAAAGGTGGTAACTGCGTAATAATCAAGGGGGTTTACATACCCCCTTTTTTAATGTATAATTACTAAAAAGGTTATACTTATGGCACTACACATGCGAGATCAATTAATCCGAGCAGTACTGGCACATGCTAGTGGTGAAATAGAAAAACATAAGGCAAATGTCAATGTATATCTAGAGCATCCTGCAGGTATTGGAGAGCACTCGGATATCACAGAAGCAATTCAAGAAGAGTTAGATAAAATTGCAAGGTATCATGATCAAATAGAAGTAGTTAATAAGTATTTCCATAAATGAATAAGGCAAAACTCAAAGTCTTAGTACAAGCTCTCAAAGAGATTGTAGATGAATTAGAATCGGAAATGTATGCTGATGAAGATGTATTAGCATTCACTCCTCCACCTGAAGATTATGATGAGGTCTTTAATGAATAGTCAGATTAAACTTGTAAGTGTAACACCAGAGGCTGAACAGCACATGGCATACGTTGCCCGTGTTAGCAACCCTAAGAATCAAGACAATGATAAGTTTGCTGGTCTTCTTAAGTATTGCATCCAACACGGTCACTGGAGCGTCTTTGAGCAAGCATTCATGACGGTAGAGATCAATACTACCAGAGGATTAGCAGCACAGATATTAAGACACCGATCATTTACATACCAAGAGTTCTCTCAAAGGTATGCTGATAGTAGTATGCTAGGTAAAGAGATACCTTTACCAGAACTTAGAAGGCAGGATGAAAAGAATCGTCAGAATAGTATTGATGATGTAGATCCTCTTATGGTGCAGGATTTCAATGCTAAGATGCAGAAGCATTTCGTAGATGGAATGCATTTATATAAAGAGATGCTTGATGCTGGTATAGCAAAGGAGTGTGCAAGATTTGTACTACCTCTTGCTACTCCCACAAGAATCTACATGACTGGTTCTGTAAGATCATGGGTACATTATATTGATCTACGTTCTGCACACGGAACACAGAAGGAGCATATGGCAGTAGCAGAAGGAGTGCGTTCTATTTTTTGTGAACAATTTCCTACTGTTGCGGAAGCTCTTGACTGGATTTCCTAAATAACTATCCCTATTGTATTCATATGGCAACATACCCCGTCGTTAATCAACAAACTGGTGAACAGAAAGAAGTTAAAATGAGTATTTATGATTGGGATCAGTGGAAAGAAGATAATCCTGATTGGATTAGAGATTTTTCAGATCCTTCTACGATGCCTGGTTTGGGAGTTGAGGTTGGTGAGTGGCAAGATAAACTTATTAATAAAAATCCTGGATGGGGTGAAGTCCTCAAGAAAGCTGACAAAGCAGGAGGTATTGGAGCAAGATTAGCCAAAAAGGGTATCGGTACAACTCAGGGGGATGATTAAGTAATATGCCAAGGAAAAAGAAAACAGATCAACCCATAGGTGTTGGACTCACATCTAAGCAGATGAAAAGAAAGAAACCAATTAATACTGATATGATGAGGGATATCGAACCCCTCACCGATAATCAGAAAAAATTATTTGAGTCTTATAAGAAAGGAAAGAATCTTGTTGCCTATGGTGCAGCAGGAACGGGTAAGACTTTTATTACTCTTTACAATGCTCTTCAGGATGTACTTGATCCAAGCACTCCTTATGAAAAGATTTACATTGTAAGATCTCTTGTTGCTACAAGAGAAATTGGGTTTTTACCTGGCGATCATGATGATAAATCATTCCTTTATCAAATACCATATAAAAATATGGTGAAGTATATGTTTGAGATGCCATCCGATGCAGACTTTCAAATGCTTTATGGCAATCTGAAAGCACAGGATACTATTGATTTCTGGAGCACTTCATTCATTCGTGGAACTACCTTAGATAAGGCTATCATTATTGTTGATGAATTCCAGAACTTGAATTATCATGAATTAGATAGTATAATGACACGAGTGGGTACAGATACCAAGATAATGTTCTGTGGAGATGCTACTCAAACTGACTTGATTAAACAGAATGAACGTAATGGTATTCATGATTTCATGAGGATCCTACGAGTCATGCCATCATTAAACATCATTGAATTTGGTGTTGAAGATATTGTAAGATCAGGTTTATGTAAAGAATATCTACTTGCAAAATTGGAACTTGGTTTATGAACTTCACTCATCATAATTTCTTAGGTGACATTGAATTAGAGAAAAAAGAAACACCTGGTTGTAGACTCTATCAATTACCTGATGGTAGTTGGGTTCCTTCTATTACTTCAGTAACTTCATTTTATAATCGTGATATTTTTATTAAGTGGAGAAAGAGAGTAGGTATAGAAGAAGCAAATAAGATTACAAAGAAAGCCACTGCTCGTGGAACTGATTTTCATGAAGCAGCACAGGCATATCTAGAGAACAAAGAACTTAACTGGGATGATTATAAACCAGCAACCAAGTTCATGTTCCATCATGCTACACCATATCTGGACAAGATAAATAATATACACGCTATAGAAAGAACCCTTTACTCTGAGTACCTTGGTCTTGCTGGTAGAGTTGATTGTATAGCAGAGTATGAAGGTGAGTTAGCAGTCATAGATTTTAAGACATCTGAGAAGATCAAACCTGAGAAGTGGTTGGAAAACTATTTCGTTCAGGAGACCTTTTATGCCGCAGCTTACTACGAACTAACTGAGATCCCTGTTAAAAAACTTATCACTCTCATGGTAACACCTGGTGGTGAAGTAAAAGTATTTGACAAAAGAAACAAAGGGGATTATATTAAACTTCTAGTTCGTTATATAAAAGAATTTGTACATCACAATACTGGGGCATCGAATGGAGAATGAACTAGAGAAAGCACTCGAAAGTAAGTTCTTTTGTCCTGCAAGGTTTGCACAAGAGATAGAAGGTCTCGTGCAAGTCCATAAGAATATGAATTACATTGATGCTATTGTTTATTTTTGTGATCAAAATAGTATCGATTTAGAATCAGTTCCCAAGTTAATATCTAAACCGTTGAAGGAGAAGATAAAGTACGAGGCACAGGAGTTAAATTTTTTAAAGCGTACCAGCCGTGCGAAAATCATCTTTTAATTCCAAAAAAGTCGAAAAAATATTTCCGCAATTTTTTGCCCCTATTACTTTTTTGAAATGATGCCCTTTGACGCATATCGTTGTTATTTGTCTTTAAAGAACCACTTCACCAAAGACCACTATGATTACCATAAGTATGGTGGCAAGACAAGAGCAACAGTTCAAGCCTTTTACAAAAGGAAGGATAGGTTCTGGTTTGAGAAATTTGCCAGATCTAAAAATGACAAGGAAGTAGAGGAATTCTTTGTATCTAACTTTGTCAGTTCTACAGACCCTGCAACGATGTGGATTGGAGAGATGATAAGAGAGGGAGAAGGCAGATATACCGATTGGAAGAAAAAGGTGCAATCTCTGTCATATATGTTTAAAGAGGAAATTGACACTCTTTTTGAAAATAAGCAAGTAGATGAAATATTTGATTGTTCGAGTGGCCACCCTCCTATCCTCAGAAGTTATTTAAGGGGAGATACCTCACTTGAAACATTAGTGATATGTGATAGAATATTTGAATATAGGAAAAACTTTGATAAACGACTAAATGACCCTGTATGGGAAACCGTCAGTCGAAAAATAAAAAAGTATAAACCCTTCCTAAATATAGATGTACCAAAGTATAGAAAAATCCTTAAAAAAGTAGTATTATGAGTTTTTTCGATTCAGAAGTTGTTCGTGCTGAAATGGCAGAAATTGCGGAACTCCAAGATGAGGTTTATTCCAATGTTTTCAAGTTTCCATCGATGACTCAAGAAGACCAATTATATCATGTTACTATTCTGGAAAAACTTTTAAACAAACAACGAGTTCTTTATACTCGTGTGAGTTTATCAGATGATCCCGAAGCTAAGGATATGAAAAAGAAGATTATAGAAAGTGCCAAACAAATGGGACTTCCTACCCATGTCGATATGAACATCTTATTTGCCAATATGAATAATATGGTAGAAATGATGAAAAAGTCGATTGACAAAGAATCTTCCACTTGATATAATTAAGGTACACACAAGCCAAATCAAAAACAAATCTAATGTCATTTAAAGACCTAAAAAAGCAATCCTCTCTAGGATCATTGACTTCTAAATTAGTCAAAGAAGTGGAGAAGATGAATACTGGTGGAGGAGGTGATGATCGCCTTTGGAAACCAGAACTTGATAAAACAGGTAACGGTTATGCCGTTCTCCGTTTCTTACCAGCACCAGAAGGTGAAGATATTC